CTCCTACTATTAATAGCAAACCACGTAACGACTGGTTGGGTAGTCCCCTTGACAGTCTAAACCCTGCGATCATGGAGAGGTTCAACAACTCTGCAATCATGGGGTTCAACATCGTACCTACACAACCATTTGGATTTAACTATCTGGGTGGTAAGTTACTGGCTGCAATCTGTTGCAGTCACTTTACACGTGATGCACTCAACAAGAAGTATGATTCTAACTTCTGTATGTTTGAGACTACATCACTGTATGGTTCAACAAAGTCTGCCTCGCAGTATGATGGTATGAAACCATTCCTGCGATTCAACGGTTTGACAGACTCAAACTTCTTGCCACTAATCAATGACGACACTTTCCGCAGACTGAGTGCTTGGTTCATTGATAAGAACGGTGGTGAACCCTTGGTTCCTGTGGATGCATCCTCTCGCAAACTCAAGACACAGACCAAGATGGCATCGATCATCAAAGCCTCTCTCAAAGTCCATGATGATGTTGCCTATAAGAAGTTCTGTCAAACCTACGATAATGCAAAGGATCTGACTGAACGGAAACGTTCTTTCGTGTCCACGTATGGTTATGATAATGTACCTCAGTATCTAAACCTCGAAACAGATACATTGATCAAGAAAGAAAACTACGACAGGTTCTCTCTTGAGAATGTTACTGCATGGTGGAAGAAGAACGCCACCAAACGTTACGACAAACTAAAGTCTGAAGGTCGGTTGAGACGTACCGTAGAAACTTGGAACGTCAACGCAGACGACATTGATATAATTAGGTGATATATTATGATTACAGATTTCTGTGTTATATGCGGAACAAAAGATAATCTTCATAACCATCATATTGTTTGTAAGAAAAGTGAACTAAAACCAATATCTGGTGATTACGATCATCATACAAACCTCCTGACTGTTTGTGGAGAACATCATGGATGGATTCATGGTGTTAAACCTAACAGGTTTAATAACTGGTCTGAACTAAAAAAACTAGGAATAGAGAGTGCAAAAAGAAAAGGAGTCCGATTTGGCAGACCAAGAAAAATAGACGATAAAAAGGTTCATGACTTACGGTTATCGGGAAGGAGTGCTATAGAAATTGCTGAAGAGTTAGATGTCTCTCGCGCAAGTGTGTATAGGTATTTGTCTTTATTAAAAAAACAAGGATTTTAAAAATGGCACAATCTGATAACTTACGTCACATACAGAGACTCTCGGGGGGTGGTAAGACTACCTACAAAGAGGGTGCAAAGACTGAGAACATGGTTGCCACCGCAGTTCAATGTGTTTTCAAAACATTAAAGAATAACCATCGCAACCTTGAGTTTATGCACATGAAGAAACACTCCAAGCAGATGTTTGCGGAGTCAATCGGTGTAGTAGACTATGTCCCCTCAAACGGTAAGTCTTTTGTCAATCCAGACGGTGGTACTATATGGGTCAAGAAGACTTACTCTGACGGGTCAACGTGGTATCCTATTCTCACCTCCGAGGCAAAGAAACAGGGTACCAACGATAAACTCCTTGCAGAAGGTAAGAAGAAACAGGCACAGGGCAACGCAATAGAACGTGCATACAAGAACATAGAAGAGTTTCGTTGTCTCTACGAGGCGTACCCTTGGTTCTCCTACTTCATCTTCTGTGAGGGGTGTGACTTTGAGGAAGGGTCATCTATACTTGATCGTATGGATGCGATGACACGTTATCGTCCTAGGAACAAGTCCTATGTCACGGATGAGAAACAGTTGGTGTCCTTGTACATAAAACCAGAAGGGTTCGAACAGAACTTTATATATACCAAGATGTTAGAATCCGCAGAACTGATCATTAAAATCATAGAGGAAGAAAGTTGAAAGTAAAATTGGTAAGTCATTCACAAGCACCAGACCTTAACGAGTCTGCATTAGATCTAGTGGCATATTGTGCACGTGTATCTAACCCGTCTAATCAGAACAACAAAGAGACGAACGAGAAACTGGTAAAGTATCTCATGAAACACAAACACTGGTCTCCTCTAGAGATGGTCAGTGTCTGTTTGGAAGTAGAAACCACACGAGATATCGCACGTCAGTTGTTGCGTCATCGTAGTTTTAGTTTCCAAGAGTTCAGTCAACGTTATGCGGATCCGTTAAAAGACTTAGAGATGGTACCTCGCGAGGCAAGGTTTCAGGATCTGAAGAACCGACAGAACAGTATACCTATTGATCAGGACAATGAAGGTCAACGTAGAATAAACGAAGACTTCAGAATGAAACAGATGAAACTCATTCACCAGTCCAAAGAGGTTTACAACTGGGCAATCGATAATGGTATTGCAAAGGAACAGGCACGTGTTGTTCTACCAGAGGGTAATACTGTGTCTAGGTTATATGTGAATGGAACGTTACGGTCGTGGATACACTACATTGAGTTACGTAGTGCGAACGGTACACAGTTAGAACACATAGACCTCGCAATCGAAGTTGGACGTGTGATCGCTAAAATCTTTCCTCTAACCCCACAAGATTGATAAGATGGATCTCCTTGCGGTGGTACTTATTATTATTTGTATGATGATCTTATACGAGATACATGACAGAAACGAATAGGTGCCATCCTTGGCGATCTTACTTTAGTCCTCTTCTGGTGCAGTTGCATCTGTGCCAGTCTTGGTAGCAACATCTTTAATCAAGTTAGATGTTACGTCCAATACACCGGCGGATACACCAAAGACATCTGAACCGACACCTTTAATAACACCACCAGTACCGTCAATGGTTGCATCGACAGTTGAACAAGCAGACAGAACCAATGCGAACGCAATTGCAATTATACGCATAGTAATCTCCTATCCTGTAATTCCGAGGGTGGTTTCCTGACCCACTTATATGCAGTGCGTACCACTTGATACGCAGAACATCTTCCATGTACAGTTATTTATAAGACTTCAATTAGATGCCCAAACCTCACTTAGGCATCTAATCAGATGTTACCACCCCGATTTAATTCTCGTATCAAAGTGATATTGTTTGCATTCACGTACTGTCTCTGCAACACCTTCTTCTACTTCTTTCTTACACATTTTGTTCAACTCAATAGTACCATTGGTTGCACTAAGTGTACCAAAGACAACAATCGCCCAAAAAACTATAGTCATATTCTACTCCTGATTTACACAAATAAAAAAAGGGACTCCGAAGAGTCCCCTAAAAGGTGGTATGGTTTCAAGGTTAGACGCCTAGACCATACTCTTATTTTTATACCTATCTTATGTGAGGATGTTGTCCACACGGAAGATTCGGTAGTACTGGTTAGTACGTACAGCAGCCAGACCGTCAGATCCGTCAACGTATGGGTTTGAAGCCATTCCGTAACGAGTCTTGAATCCGATGCGTGGCTGGAAGTCGTCCTCACCAACCGCACGAACCATCTGTAATGGTACGTATGGGCAGTAGAAAACACCAGCGTCATATGGGTTAGTACCCTTATAACCTACAGTTACGTAGTCGCCAGTTGCATATGGATCGATGTATACTTTAGTACGACCGTTCAGTACACCAGCAAAGGTGTTACCAGTGTCATCAACCTGAAGGTTGGTAGACAGGGCAGGACTGTAGTCAAGCATACCAGCAGCAACAAGTGCAGTAGCAACATCTGAAGAACAGATGACTACGTTACCCTTACCACGGCGAGTTTCTTTCGCGATCACGTTACACTCACGTTCGATCTGAACAAGCAGACCCTTGAACTTCTCAACTGACCAACGACCATCAGCATCAGATGACAAGTCAAAGATACCTTTAGTAGTTACGTTAGCTTGACGAGCACCAATCTTAGCCTGTGAGTTAATAGTACGGATAACTTCACGGTTGATTTCAGAAAGGATCTCAGTAGACAGAATGTTTGCCAACTCAGTTTCAGCGTCCAGACCGTGGATTGCTTTCAGGTCTTGTGCCAATTCTAAGGTGTACTCTGCCTTCAGTGCACGTGACTTAGCAGTTACAGTTGACTTCTCGATGGTGAAACCCATCTCTGCAAATGACTCGCCAGTGTTACCAAGTGCTTCAGCTTCAGCAGTGCTGTATGCATCGCCTAGGTATGGAACGTTAGATGCACCAGAGTCGACAATAGAACCGTCTCCGTTTGTATCTGTTACGCCTTCAAGACCAGTAGAACCACCGTTTGCAGTAGTTGCTGAGTCTCCAGAGAAACCAACAGCTGCTTCGTTGAACAGTGCCTCGGCTCCACTTGCTACGCCAGCTTTAGTAGTCTTGTATCGCGACTTCATTGCGAAGATAAGACCAGTAGGGCCAGACATAGGTTGAACACCACAGATGTCGTATGCCATTAGGTTAGGCATAGCGCGGCGAACAAGTGCGATCAATACTGGGTTCCAGTTTGAAGCAGCACCAGTACCACCATCTGCACTAGATACGCCATTACCAGCAGCGTTTCCAGCAGTTTCGATTAACTGACCGTTCATTGCAGCTTCCTCACGGAAAGCGTGCTCTTGGTTCTCAAGAACGGCAGCGGTTACAGCACGGCGATGAGAATCATCGATTTTTCCCGCACTCTCTTCGTTGAGAATGGGTGACCACTTCTCAACTAATTTATCATAGGATACTTGCATTAGTATACTCCCTTACTTATTTGTGTTTTTAATTGCGTTCAAGTACTGATTCATCACAGAATTAACTTCCTGTGGTTCAGCAGTCCAGTCTTCGGTGACTTCTTCAGCAGATGCCGCGGGTACGTCCTTCTTGAAGTACGACTCTTTGACAGTCTTGACTTTTTGTTGAAAAGACTCTTCGTCTTCAAAGTCAAGTGCTTCTACTAATGAAGCGAGTTTTTCTACCTGAGTGTCAGCGAGATCACCTGACGCTTCGCGAATAATCGCTGCACGTTGGAATGATTCGATTTGCTCAGACATACTAAGAACTTCCGCAGTCCGTGAGTTAAGAGACTCTTCGAGTTCCTCAACTTGGTCTGCAAGTTCATCAACTAAGTCAACTTTGGACTCAGGAACTGTAACATAAGACTCTACGAACAAGTCTTTCAACTTATCCATGAAACCTTCTGCGACTTCAGTACGAAGTCCTTGCTCTACAGCAAGTTTGTTCTCAGACATCCAATTTTCAACTACGTAGTTTAGGTAAGAATCAATCTTCTCTACGAGGTCAGAACGAGTTACGGTCAGTTCCTCTTCGAGTCGAGTTTGATAATCATCTTCTAAGCGTTCGATTTCTTCGGACAACTTAGACTTAATTGCAGTCTCAAAAATAATGGCAGTTTTCGATTTGAACTCATCTGATAAAGTAGCTTCTGATTCTACTAAAGCGTCCAGTTCGTCAGTATAGTTAAACTCAGGCAGTTCTACTGCATCTGCGTCTACGTCTACTTCCAGACCTTCCATTTTAGTCGCCATAGCTGCAAGGTGTTGTTTAGACATACCTTCCATCTTTTTATACATGGCGTTGATCATTGCTGCCTTAGTCTTGGGAGAACCGTTAGGTTCGTCCTTATTTGCGGTATCACCTTTGCGCTTAGGTGCGGGGTTAGTCGCATCTCCCGCTTTATCGGTTGCCGCAATAGACTGCTCTTCATCTCCTACTGGCATTTTCTGAGCACTAGCTTCCTCGATTTCTGGAAGCTCGATGTTTTGGTCTACATCAGACATAACATTTTACTCCTAATAGTTAGATTTTAACAACGAGAGGAAACGCTTGTACTCTCGAACCTGCTTCTCGTAGAGATGCTTTGTCGGAGTGGTTAGTATTTCAGTCTCCATATTTTCAATGACTTGAGGTTCTATAACACCATTGTTCCATATCCAATCAACACCTTCCATGATACCATTTACAAAGGCACCAGGCGCTGAAGGATCTTGGACAATATCTACGGTATTAAGAATGAAGTCGTCACGTACATACATCGTGCCGTTCTTCGACTCAAGACTACCCATGCCACGAGTTGACACACCTAGTTGAACACCACCTTCAAGAAGACCTTTAACAATCTTACCCATTGGAGTATCCAATATCTGTGCCTTTCCTACCACATCATTTCCCTCGAACTTGAGGTCTGTGATGAGGTGTGAAACTTTGTCTAAGTTAACGGTTGGCCCTTCGGGGTGGTTTAGTTCCCCAACCGCACGTTTCTTAGATACTTGTTCATCAACGTAACGACCTACTGCCCTTTCCATAATTGCTTTAGGGTAGATACGTCCGTTGCGATTCTTTTGGTCTGCTTGTGCAAACACACCTTCGATGACATAATTCTTGTCACCGTTTTCTTTTTTCTCAACGATACACTGGATATCGTTTTCTTGATATTCTGCGATAAGCTTCATTAGAACTCCTTTGCGAAAGCGATTCCCGCCTTCTCCGCTTCTTTTTGCGAACGAAAGGTATCTAACTTGTCACCATCTATATAGGTGGTAAACTTACCCTTCTCTTTATGCACCATAACTGTGTGCCGGTTTACCTTCTTGTCGAACATGTGTTCGCCAGGCGGCATACCTTTAGATCTTTTTTCGCGGATTTGTTGAAACGTTTTCATAAGAAATCTCTAGTCTTGTACAGAATATTTATACATATTCGGATCTAGACTTCCTCTTCCTCTTCCGTTTCCATATCCTCTTCAGGTTCGGAGTCGTCCAGATCTTCTACGTCAACTTCTTCCTCTTCCGGTTCAACGTCCCCTTCGGGTTCGCCGTCACCATAGAGATTAGATGCAATCTTGATCTTTGCTTGATCCATTGCATCAGAAAGTCGATCACTAACCATGTCATTAAACTGTGCTTCCGCACCAACAAAGTTCTGATCTTCTACTGACTTCAAAAAGTCTGCAATCGGGTTTGGTGCATCGATAGGATCTGCTCCAACTTCACCTACAACTACGTCATCATCTGGCATTATTAAGACTCCTCATCTTGTTTATCATCTTTATCTACCGGTGCCTTTTTAGGTGCCGGTTTCTTTGGTTCCGCAGGTGGTTTACCTACGGGGGGTTTTTCATCATCCTTCTTTTCGTCTGGATCATCAATGTCACCAGATGCAACCTCACCATCGATCTCTTTCTGCATTTGTTCAAGATCTTCATCGGTGAATCGCATGATATTACGTTGTACCCATTCTTTAGATACATACTCACCCACGAAACCTACCATCTCATTCATGAGTCCTGCACGTTCTCTAAAGATTTCCATCTCCTTCAATTCAGTGAAGTGATTATCACGAACGAAGTCAACGTATATATTATCTTTCCATTCCTCCCAATCCTGTTCAGTAATGATAGACTTGAGAACTAGTTGTTTTCTCAGAATACCAAGGAACAGATTTGCGAATCGTCTGCGTAGTTTGTCAATAAACTTCTGGAACTTCACCTCATCTCTTGAGATCTCTGTAGATCTACCCATAGAGAACTGTGATTCTTGTTCCAAACGATTCACTGGGACATTCAGAGAACGGTATAGTCTCTTCTGAAAATAAATGATATCATCTATCTGTCCCAGATTATCGCCGCCTGGCAGTGTTGATATCTCGGTACCACGTCCACCTTCTTTACGTGGTAACCAGAAGTCTTCAAGCATACTCATATGCTTACGGTCATCTTTGAGTTGACCAGTACTCGCATCATAGACTAACTTGTTACGATACTTCGCCATGATGTCTTTCATGTATTCGTTTGCCTTACCACGTGGCATGTTACCCACATCTATATAGAAGATTCTACGTTCGGGTGCACGTGCAAGACGATAGATTACAAGACTGTCTTCCATCATACGCAATTGGTTGATGGGTTTTAGTGACTTATGTAGGTGTGACAAGATCTTCTTTCTAGACTCGTCCAGTACACCAGATGTCACATAACTTACAGCGTCCATAGACAATTTGACAGATGAGTTGGTTTGGCCGGGTTTCTCGTCATAGACGTAAAACTCTTCTACCTTATCAACTATCTTAACGTTTGTCGCCTGGTCTTTCTTGTACTTAATTTCTTTTACTTTACGGATCCGTGCAGAATCGATGTGACGGATCTCTTGTATACCTGCTTTTAGGTTAGAGTCGTTAACGAGTAGGTGGTGTACACATCGTCCGTCAACGTACCACGATCTGAAAATGTCGTGACCTAGATCGTTGAAGTTCAACATACTAATTACTTTGTCAAACTCCAATCGAATTGTATCTTTGATTTTATCGTTTGCTTCGATATCATCTAGTGAAATCTTTACTGAGGATTCCAACTCAGAGGCAGTGATTGCTTCATTTACGATCTCTTCAATCGCCATATCCACTTCTGGATGTTGTGCAACTCCACGGTAGCGCATGATTAACTGGTGGTTATCTTTTGCTTGATCCCCATCCATGTTAATGTATTGTCCATAGTAACCCGCAGCACTGGTGACATAACCTGCACCGTCCGGATCGGTAGGAGTTACTGGAGACTGGAGCTTCTGGACAGCTTGTCCTTTACCTGCTCTCTTGATCTCGAATCCAAATAACTTTAATATACTGCCGTTTTCTTCTGCCATACGTATTCTCTTATAAAATAAAGGGAGCCCGTTTGGACTCCCTAATATTTAGTCTTGCATTAAGATGTTGTATTTGATTCCCAATACTGGTAAGCAAATGTCACATCAAATGTTTCGATCTCACCTTTTGTATCATAACTCAAACTAATCGCACCGACAGTTTCGGGGAATGCACCACGAATGTCAACACGTTTGATAACAGACTCATCACGATCGAGTTGTTCAACAAAAAGATCAGTCTGATAATCAATAGGGTTTACAAGACCTGAATTGCTCTTGTGTCCGTTGATACCGTTAGACCATCTTTCCATTGCGTCACGAACGCCAAAGTTTGTGTCATTGATTATGGTTACCGTCCAAGGTTCAAATGTTCTCTCGGATGCCATCTTCAGTTCACGACCTCGGAAGTTAACAACAAAGTTACCTACCTGAGACTGTGGAAGTTGTGCGGTTTTACATAGAAATGAAGTCTCTTCCGCATCACCACCTGCATATGCAGGGAAATTGATAGTGCATCGGAAAAGGTTCGCTCTAGCGCCTCCGCCACGGAGTTTTGACTTGAAGTCATCTACGCCTAAAATTGCCATTTCTTATTCTCCTTAAACCGCGCCAACGACTTCTTCGAAATCTACACCGGTTCTAACTGCTACGAAGTTTAACGTTACGTAGTTGATAGATCGTGCAGGCTTCACGAAGATTGAAGCGACGAATGAGTTAGTGTCGATAATCTGACCAGTGTTATTTGTTTCATCACAAACTACACGGAAGTCGGTAATACCTCGACGCCCTTGAACTTCCCGAAGGAAAGGTTCTACAATGTTTACGAACTCAGCACGAGAAAACTCGTCATTGAACTCGAATAACACATTTTGTGCAGCACCCTTAATTGCTCTTTCTAATACTAGGAACAGTCTACGAACGTTAATACGGTCGAACGCTGAAGGTTTACCTAGGAAAGTCTTGTCACCCTGTAGAGTAATACCCTGTCCTGGCAAGTTAGCGATTGGGTTAACACCTGCTTTATATAGTGTGTCTCTTTGCGAACGAGTTGCGTTGTATGCAATAGAGGTTACACCAAGATAGTTACCACGTCTTGTACCTGCGGGAGAGAACCAAGGAGCAGCGACATCATCTGTCGACGCCATTAGTCCAGCAGTGGACGAAGCAGCAGGGATAAACGTATACTTGTCGTTGTACTTATCGTACACTTTCAAGTAGTTGTTATCAACCACCAAGTAAGAAGACTTAGTAAACGTAGCAGCAGTAGTAATGATGTTAGTAATAACCGTTGAGGGGTCATTAACACCAACAACCGCAGCACGGTTAGGAGATGTAACAACAACACAGTCTTTACGTTCAGTAGCAGTAGCGACCAAATCGTTAACAACAGTTGCTTGATCTGTACCCGAAGATAACGAGGGTGCGATCAACATGTCTATCTGAATAGTGTTTTCGTCTTCGAATTGATCGTGAGCGGTACTAAACTCTGCCGTGCCTAAGACACCAGAGTTTACACCGTACGCGAGTGAACCAGTTTTGGGTGAAGTTGTTTGATCCGCACCGTGAGAAGTATTAGTGAAAGCTGCAGCAGTGGTAGCTGCGCCATATACACCGGGCTTATTAGCACCCCAAACATATGAAGAACGGTCATCAAGTACGTCAAGAATGTAGTTCTTAGCACCGTCAGATGTTTTTGCATCACTAGCAAGAGAGACGTTAGCAAACGTTTCCAAAATAGTGTTAGGGGTTCCAGAGAAAGTACCATCTTCGTCTACAATCGCAACGTGAACTTCGTCAAGTGCAGCAGCACCATCAACAGAACGTGTTGAAACATAGTCAGATGTACCGGGCTTTGCGTCAAATGCACCGCTGTATGCCCAACCATTCCATGCGGAATCGCGTGAACCACAGACAGAGACTGACAGAGAGTTACCAGCATCACCAGCATACTTTGCAATGAAGTTTCCAACCGCAGTAGACTTTGAGTTATCCCAGTCATCTCGATTAGAGATCAAGTCTACTGTAGAACCACTGTCTACTGCATTCTTTGCAGCAGAAGTCGCACCACGTACAACGTAGAGACTGTTGGAATATTTCAAAAACTGATTTGCAGATAGGAACTCGATTGCATTTGCATCGGTTGAGAATGAGGGGTCGCCAAAGTTACTTACCAGTTCGCCTTCGTTGCCGACGAGTACTGGTGTGTTAACTGGGCCCCAAGCAAAGTTTCCCACAATCGCACCAGTAGAAGTAGTTACGCCGGGCACTATGCCTGACAGATCCACCTCTTTGATGGCAACATTCGGGGATTCAGACCTTAGAAGAGCCATAATCGTATCCTTTTATTTTCGTTGAGTTATGATAAGTAACATAATACGGAGAATTAATTCAATGCTATTATTTATAACTTAATAATTCTCTACTTCCCACGGTATATGCCAACCCTTATCCTTCAACTCGTCTTGCATCTCTATATGGTTTATTGCATCTTCTCCATCATCAATAAACCCAAACGGTACCATATCTGCTTCGATCTCTGCCATCTGTTGTTCAAACATCATCTGTTTCAGATTGATATCAGTCATGTCAGAGAAGTATTGTGTTGTGATAAAGAAACCAAACATTACGAGGTTCATCATTAGATCATCGTGGTTACCATCGGATGCCTCATAGGATTGACCCTTAGACACGAAGGTAGATATCTCCATGATGGTATCTTCGTCAACAATCTCTAGTTTCTTTTCTTCTAGTAGATCCTTGATACCAGAACAACCCAATCGTTTGACCTTACGGTTCATCTCAATACCGATTGCATTCCTCTTGACCGCAGACTCTAGGTGT